GTATATGTTCACGAAGTTTATCCTAACTTATTGAAAAAAGCATATGAAAAAGGATTAATCAGAGGTATTAAAATGACCGCAACTTATGTTGATGAAGCTAATAATTTCCTTGGTGGTTACGATACGCCTATTTCACCAATGATTGTATCAGAAGTGAGAGGTGGTAATGTTGCTGATTTATTTGAAATTATTACAATACCGGATGGTGAAACTGCAAATACACAAGTAAAAGTAACAATTCAGAATATTAATGTTGATACATCAGAATTTGAAATTTTAGTTCGTGACTTTAATGATACTGATGAAAATCAAGTGGTTTTAGAGAAGTTCACAAGATGCTCTATGAACCCTGAAGTACCAGGATATGTTGCAATTAAAATTGGAACATCTGATGGTGAATATCCATTGAATTCAAAATACATTATGTTAAAATTAGCGGATAATGCACCAGTAGATGCGTTTCCAGCTGGTTTTAAAGGTTTACCACAATACAATGACGCTGGTTTATATGAAGGTGCTAAATTTGGTAATATTTTATATAAAACAAAATATAACAATGCTGGTGATGTTGAAACCTATACTGCAGATGGTGTTGCTAGGATTGAATCTGGTGACAAAGTTAGAAAAGTAATGTTAGGTGTTTCTTCAGAGGCTGGATTTGATAGTGATTTATTGAAATACAAAGGAGCTTCAGGTGACGCTCAAACTTTTGGTTTCCATTTATCTTATAATGCAGCACATATTACAGGTGCAACATCTTTAACAGTTGACTCTAAAGGAGTTAGTGTGTTAGATATACCTAATATTTCAGGAAATACAGTTGGTTTTGCGTATTCAACAACACCATACGACTTAGAGGGTCAAGGTGGTGTTGATAATAAATTAACAAACATTAACTATAGAAAATTCACAACATTAGTGTTTGGAGGTAGAGATGGATGGGATATATACAGACAAAACAGAACTAATAGTGATGAGTATATTTTTGGAAAGAAAACGTATGTTTCAGGTAATACTGTAACCAGTAACGGCGTTTTCCATGTTACAAATGGTAACTCAGATTATTACGCTTATTTACAAGGTATTGAGACTTATGCAAATCCGGAAGCAATTGATATCAATGTTTTCGCAACACCAGGTATTAACTTCTTCCAACATAGTTCATTGGTAAATCAAGCGATTGATATGATTGAGACAGAAAGAGCGGATTCGTTATATATTATGAACTCGCCTGGTCCTGTTGATGTAACAGATTCAGTAAGTTTAACAAACGAATTAGATTTAGCATCTATCGATTCTAACTATTCTGCGACCTATTGGCCTTGGATTCAAGTTAGAGATACTGATAATGCAACACAAATTTACCTTCCACCAACAGGTGAAGTGTTAAGAAACATTGCATTAACTGATAACGTATCTTACCCGTGGTTCGCGGTAGCGGGTTATTCTAGAGGTTTAGTAACATCTATAAAGGCGGCTAAAAAGCTTACTTTAGACGAAAGAGACACTTTATATAAAAATAGAGTAAATCCTATTGCTACATTCTCAGACACTGGTACCATCATATGGGGTAACAAAACGTTACAAGTTAGAGAATCAGCATTAGATAGAATTAACGTAAGAAGGTTATTATTAAGAGCTAGAAAGTTAATTTCGGCTGTTTCGGTAAGATTACTTTTCGAACAAAATGATGAACAGGTTAGAAATGAATTCTTAAAATTAGTGAATCCAATATTAGATTCAATTAAGAAAGAAAGAGGTTTATATGATTTCCGTGTAACGGTATCTAACGACCCTGCTGACATTGATGCAAATACATTAAGAGGTAAAATCTACATAAAACCAACTAGAAGTTTGGAATACATAGATTTAGAATTTGTAATTACACCAACAGGAGCTTCATTTGAGAATATTTAATCGAAATTGATTAGTGAGAAAGGGGGTTGAAAAACCTCCTTTTTTATTGCACACGTTCCACATGGAACCTAGATATTATGTTAAATGAACATAACTTAAAGAGAATTATAAAGATATACCCAGTATACTGGAACCTATATTCTGGTTCTATTATTTATTAATTTTTATTGAAATTTATATAAGAAAGATAAAGATAATTTATTTATACTGGTACTTATATACTGGAATAGTAAAAAACTACGAAAAATAAAACGAAAAATCAAGTTTTTGCTATAATTAATTTAAAAAAAAATATTTTCTAATACTGGTATATTTATAAGAAAGTAAATAATACTAAAAACTTAACAAATACAATATGGCCGATTTATTAATGAAAATGCCGACTCCGTACGAACCAAAAAGAGTCAACCGATTTATCGTCAGATTTCCATCAACCTTGGGTATCAACGAATGGTATGTATCTTCCGCAAGTAGACCTAACGCAAAAATCAAATCAGTAGAAATACCTTTTTTGAACACAAAAACTTACGTAGCAGGTCAATTTGAGTGGAATGAAATTAAAGTGAAATTTAGAGACCCAATTGGTCCTTCAGCTGCACAAGCATTAATGGAATGGTTCCGTCTTCATGCAGAATCAGTAACTGGTCGTATGGGATACGCAGCAGGTTATAAAAAAGACATTGAATTAGAAATGTTAGACCCAACAGGAGTTGTTGTTGAAAAATGGCTGCTTGAAGGATGTTTCATGACTGATTTAAACTTTGGTGAATTAGATTATTCTAGAGATGATTTAGCTAACATCGATTGTTCTTTGAGAATGGATAGATGTATTCTAATCTACTAATATTACAAATTTTCATATTCTAAAACCGGTACTATTAACAAATGGTATCGGTTTTTTATTTTATAATCTTTACTTTAATCTACTTATTAAGTAAATTAGAGTTATGAGTGATTTCAGATTAGACCCAACTATAGCGTATGATGTAATTCCCTTACCAAGTCAGGGGATATACTATCCAAATAAAAAGAAAAATATCAAAATTGCATTTTTAACTGCATCAGATGAAAATATTTTATCATCTCCAAGTTTGATTGCTAATAATCTTGTGGTGGATGAATTATTAAAAAGAAAGGTTTTAGATAAGGATATTAATGTTGAAGATATTGTTGAAGAAGATAGACAAGCAATTTTATTCTTTTTAAGAAATACTGCATTTGGTAGTGATTATGAGGTAATTGCTACAGACCCAAAAACAGATGAAACATTCACAACTAAAGTTGATTTAAGTAATATCAAAATTAAAGATTTTACATTAAAAGAAGATGTAAATGGTGAATATGAATTTTACCTACCAGTTTCAAAATTTCCAATCACGTTTAATTTTTTAACAAAAAAACAAGAAGACGATATAAAGAAAATTGAAGAAAGTTGGAATGGTAATGGAATTGCACCAATTAAAACAAAAGAACTAGAATTTTTAATAAAATCAATTAATGGGATAAAAGACCCAATACAATTGAGAAATTTTATTGAAAAGATGCCAATTAGAGATTCACAAGAATTCAGAAAATTTATTAAAGAAAATAAACCAGGCTTAGATTTAAGTCAAAAAGTAATTACCCCATCAGGAGAAGAGGTCCAAGTTAATATTGGATTTGGGGTTGAGTTTTTTCGCCCTTTCTACGGAATATAAAAAAGGTCAACTAGACGAAATTTTATACATGGTTCAAAAAGGATTTACATACAATGATATCCTTGGTATGCCAATTTATCTTAGAAGATATTTTATCAATTACATTTTAGAAGCTGAAAAATCAGATTAATCTATTTATTAGGATATGGCATTAGATTACAAAAATATTGCAAAAAATATTGCAGAAACAGTTGTTTCAAAAACAGCAGCAAAAACCAAAGCAGCAGCTCAAGGTTATAGCGCTACTGATTTAGCGGGTATTAATTCTGAAATAGATCAATTAGACCTTAGTGCATTCAAAAATAGTGGAGGAAATAATAAAAGTAGTTCACCATCATCACCTTTTGGACAACTATATAAAGCGTCTCAAGGTGATTCAAACATAGCTAGATTATCAAATGATGACTTAACACCAGATATACTAACTTTAAAAACAGCGGAAGGTATGTTTGGTGAAATTGTAAAACAAGTTCAAAGGGAATCTGATTTACAAACACTAATCAATGAAAAGGTCGGATTAACTGGTGAGTTATCCGAAAATTTTAGGAACTCCATATTTGAAACAATGCCAATCGCAACCAGTTTAGGTTACGGGTTTAGAAATGTTGCAGATATGATTTCAAGAATGGGAGAACAATCTGGTAGATTTAATTTAATATCACAAGAAACTTTACAAAATTCATATGCGGTATCAAGAGCATTTGTTGGCGATATATCACTATTACCTGACTATTTCACGGAATTTGAAAAAATAGGTAAAGGAGCTTATGACACCCTAAAAGCAATTAGTGATGCGGGTACAAAATCGTTAAGTTTGGGTTTAAATTCAAAAAAGACAACAGAATCTCTTAAAACAAATATTGAAAAGTTAAATGAATATGGATTTAAAAATGGTGTAGAAGGATTAAATAGAATGGTACAAAGGTCTATTGAATTCAGAATGAACCTTGGTGAAGTATTCAAAATAGCAGATAATGTAATGGACCCTGAAAAAGCTATTGCATTAACAGCAAATATGCAAGTTCTAGGTGGTGCTATAGGTGACTTTAATGATCCATTAAAGTTGATGTATATGGCAACAAATAATGTGGAGGGGTTACAAAAATCATTAATTGATGCTGCAAAAGGATTGGCAACATATAATACCGAACAAGGTAGGTTTGAAATTACTGGTGTCAATTTAAGAAGAGCACATGAAATGGCACAAGTATTAGGTGTTGATTATAAAGAATTAGCTAAAGGTGCAATAGCAGGACAAGAAAGAATGTTAGCTAGCTCTGAATTAATGGGTAAGGGATTAAAAATTTCTAAAGAAGATAAAGAGTTTATTACCAATATGTCACAAATGAAAGGAGGACAGATGGTAATAACAATACCAGAAGATGTTGCTAAAACAATTGGTTCAAAAACTGAAATATCATTAAGAAATTTAACATCAACACAGATTGAACAGCTAAAAAGTATGAGGTCTCGTTTGGAAGAGAAAACACCAGAACAAATAGCCAGAGGACAATTTACATCTATTCATAATATTGAAATGATGATGCAGGGGATTTATAGAACAATAGTTCAAGATGTTACAAAATTATCTGTTGGTAAAGAGGGTATTGATATGAAAGGAATGGCAGAGAGATTGAATCCCGGTGTGAAAACTGCATTCTTAAGTGCTGAATTAAAAAATGCAGAGTTCACCGATTATGTTACAAATTTATATGGTACAATACAAGGTGGTATGAATAATTTAACTGGTAATTTTGCAAAGGGATTTGAATCTGCGGCGACTGCAGAAATGAATAAATTTATTGTGGGCGCAGCCAAAGCATCACCAGCAGAATTACAAGCACAATATCAGAAAATGATGGACCAGTTTTCACAATTCTATCAACAAAGTCAAAAAGGAAAAATAGTAGGATCAATACAAAACAAATTAACCATTGTTGACCAATCTAAGGGTGGTAAATCTTTTTATCAAAATCAAACTAAAGCCGCATACGTAGATGATGGTATTGAATAATCAGTAAAACCCATTTGTATCTATTTATTATAAAAACAAATAATGCCATTTTATTTAGATTTTGACAGCACAAAAAACCTAAGAGACAAAATGTTAGCAAAGACTTTGGACCCGGTATACGGGAGGTCACCATCACCAAAGACTTTTACTAAACAAAATTACATTGTACAAAATCTAAATGAGTTTCCAAATATCTTACTACCAGAAGTAGATACAAACAGGTCAAAAGATTTAGCAACTACATCAACAAGTAACATATTCAAACCAAAGGAATATAGTGTAACAGACACATTAAGAGACTTACCAAGGAGAGCAAATTTAAGCTTATACCCATATTTTGTAAAATCAGATGAAAATTTGATTAGTATTATGTCAACAGACAATTATGAAAATGAATCTGAGCTTTTTAAGTTTGCTGCAAAATATATTAGAAAAGACCCTAATGGTCCAGTTCTAGCTAGAATACAACAAAATTTATACGTTGCGACAACAGCAAAATTAAGAATAGCAGATGCACTTGGTGGTAATTTAACGACATTACAAGCCATTATAAGGGGTCGTCAGCCGCTAGTTGAAGGAAATAACAGCGTGACAGTATCAAGCTCATTAGTGGGTAAAGGAATCGATTTCTTGGGTACTGTAGCAGGTACTCAACTACCATGGTCAACAATTTCAGGAGATTATCTTACTAATCCTAGAA